CGCATATGGCTTTGGCTTTTACTTACGAATATAAACCATTTCCACGACTCAAACGTTACTGTCCCTGAGCGTGTTCGTTTTAATTGTCAAATTGCGAGATAATTTGGTACGTTGACATATCATTTACTTGGGTACAGCTTATAAACTGTCCTCAACAATCACTGTGTTCCCGTATTGCCTCTGTATTTCGGTTTGCAGTTTCACGCTCCCTTATCGGAGCTACCTTGCTGCTTTCTTGTCCTGGTTTCCTTGACCCTCGAAAAGTGTCTCCTCCATATTGCCTTCGGGTTATTTTCTGGGGTCGACTTAGCTTACTGTCCTTGTATCTTTTAAATAAAACAAAATAATTCAGGTCCAGTTTACTGGCAAACAAAAAAATTTGCTTTCTTTACCGAAGTAATTAGTTTAACCGCTTCTTTGCTTTGGTTGCATTCCCCATCAACTCTTATGTCGTCTATTGGCAATATGTTTGGACTTGCGTCCACCATGTCGCTTTCTGATGCTATTAAGAAATTTTCCGAAACGGGCATAGATTTGCATCATAACGTGAATCTTACCCCCGATTTGGACACCACCCTTAAGGGTATCCTCTCAGCCCTCTCTGACGTTAAACTCGGAGTGGATGTTAAAACGGATATTCCAAAGGTCAAAGATGTGCTGGCATCTGTTCTATCCAGTGGAAGTCTCCCTGAACTTGGGCGAGACTTCGCCAAATCTGATCTGATCATTCTTATTGGTCTCTTCTCTGGAATTACCTTTGCGCTTACACAGCAACGAGTTTACGGACTCATTGCTGCTGCCACGCTGGGAGTTTCTTTTCTTTCTCATGCGCCTCCAGGCTTTTGGGCACCACTTTTTACTGATGCGGTGCCCACAGCCCAGATGGCTACTGAATCTGATCAAAAGGAGAGATTTAGTTTGCGTCAGGCCATTGTGTTTGTGATCGATGCGTTCTTGAACGCTATCGGTCTTCCCCGTAAGGGGATCCGTGTGTTTTCCTCCATTGATCATATGGTTCGTAACTTTGATCGATATGAGAAAAACGTACCTGATGTCATTGCACGTGTTATGCACATCATTGACAAAATTTTTGCCTACATTTCTACGCACATCTTCGGAGTGCCACGGGAGGTCGTCGTGCGCGCTGGCGTGCTCGAAGTCGACCAATGGGCCACAGACTGCATGTCGGTTATTAACCGCATTACGTCTCATGAGCTTAAGCCTAATTCCGAAGTTGCTGGAACTGTTCGGCAACTTTTCATGCAAGGCAATGAATTTGTTGCGTCTAGTTCACTTTATCGCAACAATGATAGAGTTGCAAGATGTGTGAATCAGGTTCGTGCTTCACTTCAACGTATTTACCTGATGTTGGAAGCATACGGTTTTTCTATTAATGGGTTTAGACAAGAACCCATTACTGTTCTTCTCCAGGGATCTACTGGAATTGGAAAATCAACTGCGGTTGCTATGATCTTTCGAGATCTTGCTCCGTTTCTTATTGAGGATCCAGAAGAACTTCGGCGCTTTATGCGTAACCCTAACGACTTCATCTATGCCCGGCAACCAGAACAAAAATTCTGGGATGCCTATAATGGGCAATTGATGTGTGCGTGGGACGAGTTCCTTCAGTCTAAGGACACTTTTGGTCCTGATTCTGAGGCAATGGAAATCATCCGTTGTTCTAATGGGTTTGCCAATGTTTTACACATGGCTGATTTGTCTCAGAAAGGCAACACTGCTTTCAATTCTAAAGTGTTGCTCTTGACCACTAATATTAGGCACGTTAATCCGTCTTCTATAGTTGACCAGGGTGCCCTTATCCGGCGTCTTGGCATGTGCTATAATCTCTCCGTAAAACGGGAGTTTGCCACTAAGGAGACCGCGGACTTTCCTCCTGAGAAGCGTGTGCTTGATTTTGAAGCACACACTAAACATGAGGTTTGGCGGCCTGAAATGTATGAGTTTCGTCCTTTTAAGTATACCTCCACAGGTATGACTGAGTTCACCACAGTACTCTCTTATAGTCAATTCATGAGAGAGCTAGAGAATGCTTATACAGCCAAAAAACACTTTACAGAAAGGTATATGGCTGAGCAGGAACTTGTAGCTAAGCGAAGCGCTGAGCGCAATCACGGCATCGTCTTTGATGGTGCCGTTCCTCAGTCCTCCATGGATGACGTTAATCTCACTGCAGATGTTCCCCATGTTGAGAATACTGAGTTTCCGGACATTATTATGGATGAAATGTCTCCTGAATCCCCACCTCTTCCAGTTGTATTGGAAGATACGCTCATGTGGGGTGAGGCCATCCGTTCTATTGCTTCATGTGGCGAAGACGAGCTACCAGCGGACTTAACTGCCCGCTGGCGCGCGTTAGCTGCTAGCAAGCAGTTGATGCCCCCGGTTTATTCGCTCACGATGACTCGTGCCGACATTCCGATTCCGAATAATGCTGTTCAGATTGATCTGTGTGATTATTACATAGAGCAAGCTCTTGAATTGACCGGTTTGACGGAGGAGAAATTGCTCTCACTCCACCCCGTTCAATTTATTGAGTGGATTAAAGCCTTTGAAATTCGAGAGAAATGCTTTAGAGCATGTTTTGAACCAGAGAAGGTTTTGTCACCACTTGGTAAAATTCGGTCTGCCACTGAGACCGTTATGTCCAATATGGGTATTGTGTGGAAACGCACAACCTCTGCCGTTGGTGATGGTATTAATGTTTTGACAAAAGGACAGATACCGAACACTCCGCTCAACAGACTCTTGTGGACTACAGCCACGACATTTTGGACCACTGCTGCTATGTTTGCTGGGATAAGTGTCATGATGAAGATTTTTTATCCACTTCCCAGCACTAAGAAGCCAAAGGCTCAATCGGATTCTAAGGCTGATCGACGAGCTCTCAAGCACTATCAAAAGCTTGGAGTTCGCCGATTGGGGCCTAAAGGACCCACCTACCAAGATATGTCCAACGATTATGGAGGTGCGGTTGGCGCGCAATTTTCGTGTAGCGCCACTATAGTCCCGACCGATAATTGTAAACCCAACATGTATACCATGAAGTTTTCAAAAGAGGAAGGGGGACGTGGTGGCGTCCTGTTCATTAAGGAAAATATTTTGGTTTTCCCCCGGCATTATATGAATACAATTCAAGAGATGTTGGAAGATCCCAATACGGATTTCAATGATGACTCTGTTCTCATTTTGCATCACGTTTCAAGGCCGGACATTCCTGTCCGTGCCTATGATATAACAGGTAACCGAGTGTGTGACACCGAAGAGCTGTTTCACCGTGATTTAGTCATCGTTGCTCTACCTGGCGTTAAGGATCACAAAGATATAACCAAGTATTTTGTTGAGGAAGCCGGGTTTAAGAATCTCGGAACTCTTCGCGCAGGGATGCTTCTTGCTCGAGATGATGAATTCGAGCGTTGTGCTCTCACGGCATCGCGACAGGACGGTATCACTGTCTATGATCGCAATGTTGCTTATAAGATCACTGACCACTACACCTATCCCAGAAATGGTAGAAAAGGCGATTGTGGTGCTTTGTTGTATTCCAATATGGAAGGCATTCAGCCCGGTAAAATTATTGGTATTCATGTCGCTGGCATTGAGGCTAAGGATGATCCCATGGGCATTACTTCCGTGATAACGAAAGAAATCGTAGAGGATGCCTGTAATAGGGTCAAACCTAAAGCCACAGCACAGATGGAGTTTCAGCCACGTGGAATTTTGACGAAAGTCGATTATGTTCCACCTGGCACCAACTTCAAATTGCTAGCCAAAATGGATGTGGCTATCTCTTCCCCGGTTAATACCAGGATTAGACGTTCAGCCCTCCATGGCATGTGGGGACCAGCTCTCACAGCTCCTGCCCGTTTAGGGTGGTTTGAGCTTAATGGTGAGAGGGTCCATCCAATGACTATTGCCCTTCGCAAGTATAGCGTCATTTCACCAGACGTTGATGCGCAATGTCTTGATATCGTACGTCAATCCATCATTCACCGATGGAGCATTAAGTGCGATGAGATCGGATCAACAGAGTTCCTCGAGTACGAGGATGCTGTTGCCGGTGTTAAGGGTGACCCCTATATCAAGGGGATACCACGTGCTACATCGGCGGGCTTTCCGTATGCCTTCAAACCTGATGCAAAAGGTAAGAAGCATATTTGGGGATCAGGTCCAGAGTATGATTTCGATACAGATTATTCTGACGAAGTTGAAATGGACGTTGATTTCACATTGAGGCAAGCTTGTAAGAAGATACGGCTGGATCACTATTTTTGTGATTTCCTCAAAGATGAGAAACGACCGAAAGAGAAGGTTGCCACTGGAAGTACCAGGTTAATTTCTGGATCTCCTGTGGTTTTCCAAGTCGCTTTTCGGTCTGTTTTCATGCCCTATATTGCGTGGACCATGCGCAATCGACTTACCAATGGCTTAGCACCAGGCATTAATGCTTACTCTAATGAGTGGCACATTATGGCTCTTGCGCTTCTGAAGAAGCAAAAGAACATGACGAATGTCCTTGCTGGTGATTTTGGTAATTTTGATGGATCTCAGAACAATATGATACATAACGCAGTCCGTGACATTTTTGACGGCTTTGCTCAGGATAATCCCTATATTGATGATTCTTATAAGAACATCAGGGATACCCTTTGGTTGGATGTGACCAATCCCAAACACATCTGTGGTAGTGATGTCTACGAGTGGAAATCGAAACTTTCCTCGGGGACTCCCGGCACCACCACAATCAATTCTATCTACACACTAATCCTATTTATGTACGCATGGTTGAGACTTCATCCATGTGGACTTGGAAGAATGTGTGATTTCTGGGACCACGTCGTCATTTTTACTTTTGGAGATGACCACATTGTTTCGATATCAGACGAAGTCCTGAGCTGGTATAATGGCGTCACAATCACCGGTTGTTTTGAACGAATGGGTTTGAAATATACTAATACCGATAAGGATGGTCCACCCATCCTCAAAACTCTGTGGGAATGCACGTTTCTTAAGCGTGGTTTCCGGTATGAGAAGCGTGTTGGTCGTGTTGTAGCCCCTCTTGAGTTGACTGTCATCCTGGAAATCCCTTATTGGATTGACAAACAGTTTGCTAACGTTCCGACTCAGGTGACGCAATTAGTTCAGACAGCTCTTGATGAACTCTCGCTACATGGTGAGGAAGTTTTCAGGACCTACAGCACTACAATGCTGTTGGCTTGTTCTAGCAAGTTGATCCCAGTGCCCGAAAGGACCGAATGGGCGACTTGCCTTGACTTCATCACCTCTGCTGAGATGATTTGGGAGTGATCTGATAAAAATATAAAATACCAAAAACATTTGATTTTAGTTTTATTCCTCTTTTATTGTTTTTCATTTATCATGTGTGCATGTCCACCATTACCTGGGAATTCTAGCCCAGGCCCTGTCTTGGGCAGACGTTAAATGCATCCCACGGGTTAAAACCCTTAGTTCCAATACCTAGAAAACAGACAAATTTTCCTTGTTTTAATGTTTTCGTGCGGTGGAGCGTACTCTTACCTATTTAGGTTTACCTCCCAAGATGGAGTGATGGCAGTCCCATCGATATCTAGGGAAGCAGGGATCGGGTTCCATAATAAGTGTAATGGAGCCTTAAATACCCTCACTTGCTGCTCATAACAAAGAAACCAAAGAACTCAGCACCGTTGAACTTGTTGCTGATGATTCAATCGTTAAGTTCACTTCGGACGCTAATGTTTCAAAGGCATCCGTCGTACTCCCGTCCACTATTGGGTTTCGCGACTTTGGCAACACTTTCGCGAATTCTGTTCAAACGCTTGATTCCTTTCTTACACGTCCGATCAAAGTTATTTCTTCTGCGATCACTGGAGCTAGTATCGCTGTCAACCTCATTATTCAGACGGTCGATCTTGATTCCCTCTTTGCTACTAATCCCCTTCTTGCTGACAAGCACGCCGGGTTCTACATGGCGCGCTATTCTGCTCGAGTTATTCTTGAGATTAATGCTGAGAGGTTTCATCAGGGTCTGCTTCGCCTTACCTGGCTGCCCGTTGGAGATACGACAGCACCTTTGGATGCAAGGACGCGACATTTCACCACGCGTTCTACGCTCCCACATGCAGTTGCCAATGTTAATTGTGATACTGCTGTGGTTCTCGACGTGCCCTGGGTTTCTCCTCATACTCACACTCCCATTCTCGATTCTTCACCTGGTTTGGGTATCATTCAACTATGGAACCAAACTCCTATTGCTTTTGGCTCTGGTTCGGCATCTATTGGCTACACCATTTGGGTGGAGTTTTATGATGTCGATCTTGCTGTGCCTTCTGCTCAGATGAGTTCGAGTGGGGTGAGAAAGAAGTTTGTTCCACGACGTTTGGCACCAGATGCCCGCGAGTCAATGATAGTACAAGGTAAGCCCATTTCCTCTGTGCTCTCTTCCATTTCAATGGCCTCGGAGTATCTTTCCAAAATTCCTGTGCTTTCGTCTGTTATGGGAACTGCTTCTTGGGTCACCCAGTACCTTGCTAATGGAGCCTATTCCTGGGGCTTTTCGAAGCCCGGGTTGATTTCAGCTCCTGTACGTGTGGCTCCAGTCACTATACCCTCTATGTTGACGACTGACAGTGTGGATAACTCAACCTACATTGCTCTGTCACAAGAAAATAAACTGGGCTGCACAGCTTGGTCTGGTTCAGACCTTGACGAGATGTCAATACCATACGTGGTCTCTCGTCCCTCCATCTGGTCAATCGTGTCGTGGGACACGACCCAGCCTTTGGACACAATTCTCAATACCCTGGCGATCAATCCTGCCGGGTACTATAATGATGTTGGTGCTGTTACTCAAGTAAGGTACTTTACGCCCATCAGTTACGCCTCCCGTCTCGCCATGTTCTGGCGGGGCGGAATTATTTTCAAGTTCAATTTTGGAAAAACAGAGTTCCACTCTGGGCGACTGTCCTTCGAGTTTTTCAAAACTAACATCATAGAAGATCAACAACCTCGAACTATTGTAGATCTTCGGGAGGGCTCGGAATTTATTATCACTGTTCCGTATGCCGATCCAAAACCATGGAGTCTAGTCGATAACGTCGCCATCTCCGGTTTGCGGATCCGAGTCCTTAACCCTCTGGTTGCTCCTTCAACTGCTGAGTCGCGCATCTTTTTCACAATCGAAGTGTATGCTGCGTCTGATTTTGAGTTGGCTGGGCCTGTTCTACCAGAGGTCAACCTTCCTCCCACCTTCGCGGTGCCTGCTTTTGATGATAGGCCGCTGGCGGTCCCTCAAATGGAAACACCCGAAGATGTCCCTGGAGCTTGCGACCTGTCCATGGATAGGGTTATTGGTCAGAACGAATCCATAGTGGATACAATTTCCCCAGCTAATTATTGCATGGGTGAGCGTTTCACTTCCTGGCGCCAGCTGATAAAGCGCTTTGGTTTGTTCTACCAGAACCCCAATGTGACTGCTGTCTCTGTCACTCCGAGCATTTTGCACAACCGTGCGGCTGTAGCTTTTGGCCAAAGACCTCCGGATTATTTCACGATGATAGTTTCCTGTTACAATGGAAACGCCGGTTCAATTCGCTTCAAGTCACACATAAGCACGCGCGTGCCTGTAACTTACAGATCTTCTGTGCAGTTGGCTACAGCTGCTGCTGCAACGTTCAACGTGACGAGTGCAGTAGCCATACCTGCCGTTGCTGGAAATTTCACGATCATCAATTCACAATCTGATCGAAATGCTCACGAAGTTGCAGTTCCACCTTATATGACTGGCCTTTATCGACAGCAGGTCAGTAATACAATCACACCTCCGTCAATAGGTGTGGATAACCTCCTGTACACGACAGGTTTGGTGTTCGCCGGTACGCTCGCTGCGACCGATTTTTCGAACTTCAATGTTTATCGTGCTGCCGGTGAAGATTTTAATTGTGGCATCTTCATCGGGCCCCCTCCACTTGCTCTTAATTGAGCAGCCACAACTCCATACAGAGAGTTTCTGTACTCGCGAGCGTTCCTTGCGTATCCCCTTCAAATCTAGATCAGGCTTTCCGGTTTATCTGATAGTTCTAGTGATTTGTTAATTGCCCTCTCCGGCTTTGAAGGGGGGCAAGGGCGGCTTTTGCTGAAGAGTTTTCTTGTACGCATTGTTTTCGCATGTTATTGCACATGACCGAGAAGATGAAGAAGTCTCGGCCCTGGCCTACGGCTCCCTTCGGGTAGTTTTAGGTAGTTTCGCTAACAGGGCATTTC